CATCATAAGAATCAATGTTTGGTAAATAGATTTCTGCCAAACAACATGTCTCAAAGTTAGCTAAAGACTGTTCTGCACATGGATTGAAACCCATAACTTCTGGATCAGGATACTGAATCTCATCAACTCTACCCATTCTGCGAGAAGCATCAAGGTTTATTAAACCATACGGTTCACCATTACCTTTATAACCTTCCCAAAACTCTTCTGGTAATTTTGTTGTATCATCACATATGACTGAGTTGTTGCTCATTGCACGCCAGTTAGGAATGTTACCTAAATCCCAACGTTTTGCACGTAAAAAATCAAAGTCATCATAATCACCAAGTGCAATTTGTGCTGAACGTCTTACGTTACCTGCAACAACAATGCGACCAATGATATTCATAATGTCAAGACAGTCAATAGAACGCAGTCTTTTACCAGCTCTACTATTCAAGATGTTATTGATTTCTCCAATTCCCCATACTAAGTCTTGTGGACCAGATGCCACACCACCAAATCCTTTGATTGGCGAACCTTTTGAACGAATAAGGTGACATGCATATGTAAATCCTTGTCCTGTTACAAATGATGCCTCAAGAACACGTCTCATAAGTTCAACCCAACCTTCTCTTGAATCAGGTACAATAAAATCAGCATCATTAACATCCATGCGTTCTACCTTTACCTTCTTAAGGACTTTAGGTATTTGATAAACATGTTCACGTTGGATGTTAAATCCTACACCTGAACCTAACATAAGCATTTCAAATGCCCATGTAAATGGTCTAATGGGTTCGTCACAAACTACAAACGCACAGTTTTGCAAAGATGGTAATCCTAATTTGTCAACGGTTTTTGTACCTAGTTGCCATAAGAATCTCCCTGCTACTGTACCTTTCAGGTTTGCCATGATTCTTCTTAAAGAATCTTCTTCTGTTTTTGAAAATCCAACTTCTAGTTGATTTTTACATGCATCTACTACTCTTTCAATAGTATCATGCCACTCTTCTGTTTTGCCATTTTTGGTTGGTCTGGAGTATGTTCTTTTGTAAGTAACATACCCTACTGGACCCCAAGGCACAACAAGAGAACTCGCTTTTGTTTCTGTCATAATTTAAGAATTATAGGGTTAAAAAAATAAAATGGAAAGGCAACAAAGATCGTAAAATTTACATTGGCTGCCAAAAAACTTTATGAAAAAAATTTACAAAATGTGTAAGTATTTTCATGTAATTTCAGATATTTGTATTATCTTATACTTGAGGAAGGTGAGAGTACAAAAAAAGACATATGAAAAAACTTTTTGTACTACTTACATTATTGTCATTGTTAGTTATTGTATCTAGTTGTCACAATGCTAAATACCATTTGGATAAGTTCTATTCCAAAGGTGGTAAAATTACGTGTGATACAATCTATGTAGAAAAAACAGATACTTTACTTGTCAAAGGTAAAGATGGCAAAGACTCATTAATCTATGTTACTACCCAAGTACCCTGCAATTGTCCAGAAGCCACTGTAGAAACAAGATGGCAAACTAGATGGCAAACTAGATTTGATAATAAGAGATTCAAAGACTCACTGAAAATCATGGCTAGAATGTATGATGACTCATTATCTGCAGCAGTTAAGATTAATAAGCAAAATACCAAAGCTGAAACTAAAAAAACAAAGTATACAGAAAGATCAGGTTTTCCTTGGTGGATGCTATTTCTTGCTATAATATTAGTTGCAATCTTATTAATCATTAAACAATTTAGGAGATGACAAGTTCAGACATTGTAGTATTCATCTTGGGTACTGCCATAACAATTATTGGATACTTCTTAAAAATTGTACACAGTGATGTACGTAAAAATACAGAAGAACAAGGTAAACTTAAAGGAAAAATTGAACTTGTAGAACAAGAATCAAGACTAAAGTACCAAGCTATTCAAGAGCAAACTCAGTTGGAAATTAAAAATCTAGCAAAGAATGTTGGAGATTTAGCAGATACAGTGAGACAATTGATAAATAAGTAATGAAAAATTTACCAAAAGAAGAATTATTAAGTAGACTTGAAGCGATTAATAGAAGCAACGCTATTATCTACTTTGACCTCGCTGGTATTATACTAGGGGTTAATGACATTTTTTTGGAAGCAATGGGTTATGGCAAAGGCAACCATGATGATATCATTGGTAAACACCATAGCATCTTTGTATGTGATGATTACGCAAGATCCCTTGAGTATGAAAAGTTCTGGGACATCTTAAGAAGTGGTAAGTATTACACTGGTGAATTTGAAAGAAGAAGAAAGGATGGAAGTCTTATCAATCTTCAAGCAACTTACAATCCTATCTTTAATGAGGATGGTAAGATTACTAAAGTAATGAAGATTGCTACTGACATTAGTTTAATTGTCAATAGCAAAAAACAGATAGACGCAATCAACAGAAGTACAGCTCTTATCAATTTTAACATTGATGGGTTTATAACAGAAGTAAATTCTGTATTCTTAGAAACAATGGGTTATAAAGCTAATGAGCAAAATAAAGTCATTGGTAAACATCACAGTGTTTTTGTAAGTTATGAGTATTCTAAGTCTGATGAGTATACTAAGTTTTGGGAAAGTTTAAGAAAAGGAAAATACTTTGATGGGATATTTGAAAGAAGAAAAGTAGATGGTTCTACTGTTTACTTACAAGCATCTTATAATCCTGTTTTAGACAGTAAAGGAAATATCACTGACGTAGTTAAAATTGCAACTGATGTTACTGAAGCTGTAAACAATGAGAAGAAGATAGAGGATCTTTCAAAGAATTTACAAATAGAACTTGATAACTCTCAAAAACTTAAAAATGCAATAGAGATAGAGAAAGATGCAGCTTTAAATGACTTAGATGTAATGATGAAGAAAAGTCAAAGTGAGCTAATAAAAATAATTGTCAAAGTTGCGTTATCTGTTATAGTAGGAGTGGGGGCTGTAACAACTGTGTTATACTGGATGGCCATTGTAACAAATCAAGACACACAAATTATTGGTTCAACATGGAGTAACATGTTTAGTGTATTATTAACAAATGCCTTTTCAATAGTTGGTACAATCATGGGTATCAAGTATGCTACTCAAGAAGGCAGTAAAGAAAAAAAGTAAGAATATGAAAAAGTTTTTTAAACAACTCGTTTCAAATGATAATCAAATAAACGAGCAAACATTTGTAGGGGTAATAGCATTTTTTGCTATGGTATTTATCCTAACAGTAGATGTAGTTACAGGCATATGGGGTAAAGAACTTGTCATAAAAGAGTTCATCTTTGATGGCTTTATGATTATTACCCTTGGAGCATTTGGAATTACTACAGTAGGTAGAATTATGTCAAACAAAAAAAAGAACGAAGATGAAAATAACACAGACAGCGAAAGCAGGGATTGATTTAATCAAATCTTTTGAAGGGTTCAGAGCAGCTCCTTACAAATGTTCTGCAGGTGTTCCTACAATTGGATATGGTGCAACATTCTATCCTGGTGGGAAAAAAGTAACAATGAGTGATGCAAGCATAACAGAAGAACAAGCTGTTGAATTGTTAGCAAACATGCTTATTAGTTTTGAAAAATACGTAGACAGTTATTGTGTAGACACTATTACACAGAATCAATTTGATGCGTTAGTATCATTTGCTTACAACTTAGGGCCAGCAAACTTGAAATCTTCTACGTTACTTAAAAAAGTAAACGCTAATCCTAATGATGAATCTATCAGATTAGAATTTATGAAATGGGTAAAAGCAGGTGGTAAAACGCTGACTGGTTTAGTTAGACGTAGAGAAGCTGAAGCAAACTTGTACTTTAAAAAATAAATATAGAATTATGACACTGAAAAAAGGAGACAACAATGATGTTGTTAAGAAAATTCAAGCAGTATTAGGTGTAGAGCAAACAGGAAACTTTGGACCAAAAACAGAAGCTGCTGTTATTGAGTTTCAAAAAAAGCAGGGACTTACTCCAGATGGAATTGTAGGTCCTGCTACATTAGCCAAACTTGGCATTATTGTAACTAAATTTGGTGCTACTGAAAGTAATAAACCTGCAACAGTAGGTAAGTATACCAAAGAACAACTTGAAACTGCTGTTAAGGCAAAAGGTTATAAGTGGTTTGAGCATAAAGACTTTCTTTTAAACATCATTGGGGTAAGAAATTCTGCAACAGGTCAGAAGGTAACTAATCTATTTGATGATAACATAACTCTTTCTTATACAGAAAATGGAGTTTGGAAATGCCACGTATGGCCAGCTACTACAGATCCAGGAACAAAGGGTGTTATGCAATTTGGTAACAAGGCTGGTGTTGCTAGACTAGTTGAAGGTCAATATGTTGACTCTCATATCATGAGACTTCACGCTGGTAAGTATGAAGCATTAGGACAAAACAAACCAGTAAAAGTTTATCGTGATCCAAACAAAGATATGACATATGATGAGAAATCTATTCAAGAAGGTGTTTTTGGTATCAATATTCATAAAGCAGGTGCAGATTCTACATTTGTAGAAAACTGGTCTGAAGGATGTCAAGTGTTTAAAAAAGCAGCAGACTTTGAAGAGTTTATGGCAATTTGTCGCAAGGCCAAAGCACTTCATGGTAATAACTTTACCTATACATTAATAGAAAGCAGCGATATTATTTAATTAAACTAATAAGTATGAATCAAAATCAAATCCTAGGAATTGCACGACACATTTTAACCTTTGTTGGAGGTTTTCTTGTTGTAAGAGGCACAGTTGATGAATCTACACTTACTGAAATTGTTGGTTCTGTAATTACTCTAGCAGGTCTTATATGGTCTGTTGTAGACAAAAAAGAAAAGAAAGATGGCAGCGAAGCTTAAAACCAGTAGCGTTACATCCTTTTTGAAGAAACCTGAAGTTTCTAGACCAGGTGTTCATGCAAAAACAAAAACATCAAAGTCTAAGAACTCAAAAAACTATCGCAAGAGCTACAAAGGGCAAGGGCGATAAAAGATGCTACTATGCAAATGTTTAGTGGTTTTTCTTCTTCTGTAGAAAGTCCCCCAGTGATGGGGGATTTTCGTTTCTACAGACTTTCCATTTAACCTTTATTTTGACCCTTGTATTCTTTATCTCTTCTTTTCAAAGACTCCATTCCAATAGTAATATTGTACTTTACTTTTAAGAATCTTCTGAGAATTTCTAACTTGTCATGATTAGAGTTTTTCTTTCTCTTCATAACTACATAATAAGTATCTTTTATTATGTCATTCAAGAATGATATGTTCATCTTCTACAGGTGTTAGTTCTACTTCAGTTTTATCCAAGTCAAGCATATTAGAAAACACTTCATGAACTTTGATTTGATCTTCCATCCAGTCTGAAGGATGTGAATCTTTCAGTGCTAAAGTAATGTGATTATACAATGCCCACGCAGAATCAGAATCAACTTTATAATCAAAAGATGGTTTAATCAACTCTTTCTTTACAGTGTTAAGCTGCATTGTATTTATGACATCTCTTTTTAAGAATAATTCACCTAGTACATCATGCTGCGCAGTGCTTGACAATAAGATTCCTTTCATAGAATCTTTGTGTTCTACTAAAGAATCCCAGTATTCACCAGCGTTATTTATATAATCACTAATGATACCTTCTGCTAAAAGATCTGCTGCACCTTTATGTACGCGTTTAAATTTGCCAAACTTGTTGTTATTCAACATCATACCATTCATACAGACTTTTACTAAGCCTCCAAGATTAAATCTGAAGGCAAGTTGTTTGTTGTATGAATTGGTAAAATTAGCAGACAACTCAATGTCTGGGTCTGCTTTATAATTCATTCTTAATGTACCTAGAGCAATTTGCCCATCATTGGTACATCTGTAATCTTCTCCAGTGATAATAAAACCAGCATTGGTTATCTCACTTCTCACACGGTTTATCACACTTGCATGTGAGATTGGGGTGTAAGTTTCTGTTTTCTCTGGTAATCCAGTAGACAGAATTTTCGCATAGGCATCCATGCCACTTACTGTTCTTTTCATAATTCTAATTTTAACTGTTGATACATATTTTGTGGAATGACTTCAGATGTGCTTTCTATCTTTTTAATCTCATCATAGATTTTATCAAGATAATATTTCTCATCAATGTCATATTCTTCCCATGGTAATACAACTGCTTTGTTAAAAATGGTCTGTAAAATTGGACCACTCTCAAGTTGTATTTGTCTACCATCAGGATTACATTTAATTATTTTAGTGCCTTTTTTGGATACAAAATATCTTACAAGTTTTTGTAACTTGTTTTCATAAAAGACACCTTCTTTTACACCTCGCTCTACAAAGAACCAATTACCTTTGATTTTAGAACCAGTGCAATAGTCAAATATATTTCTGTTTGTCATGAGATACTCTTTTGGATCAGTACCATTTACAAAGTATTCAAACCATGCTTTAGGTATTACAAGATTAGATTTATTCTTATGAAGAGGTAATTCTTCAAACTCAAATCTACCTTTGCATTTTGTCTTACCATTGTCATAGATTCCAATGTAATTGTTTACATCACCAATAATCATCTTCTTGTACTCTACAGACTCAAGCTGTAGTTGCGTCAAATCTTCCCACTCTTTGCAAATGCTAAAGAATAGTTCTTCATCCTTTTCATCTATATCAAACTCTAAACCATCTGTGTTTTGCATAAGCGGTTGACAGTTTGGAATTCTTGTTGTGATCATTTCATACAACATGGATAAAAGCAATTGGCCATTTACAGTAATTCTGAATGTTAGTTCAGGGTCATACAGAAATGAATACTTACTCTTACTCAAACCATAGGTAGAATTCAAAACAATCTTGAACAGATAGTTCAAAGGATTAGATTTAGGATACTTTTTTCTTTCTTCAAAGAACCACTCGTATAACTCACAGAAGTCATCTTGTGGTATTTGAGCAGGAGACCACTTGTTTTTGATAGCAAGATTTGGATAAAAACTTGTTACGTCAACACTGAGTATTTTTCTTCCAGGTTTTGGTTCATACACACCAGGTGCAATGCAACCATGAATACCACCTAATGCATAATCAGTAGGAACACCTTTATGCATCATGCTATACTTTGGACCTTTCTTTTTGATGTCATCATCTGTATCAAGAATAGCTGTATCTACAACTAGGTTCTTAAACCAGTTATGCACACCATTAAACTCAGGAGTTTCAAACTTTACACAAGGTAGGATAATATCGCGTATAACAACATTCTTACGATAAGTTCTCATCTCTTTGATCTCTTTCTTACTTATACCCAACTTCTCAGAAAGAAAGTGAAGAAAGATTTCCTTAGAAATTTTAGGTTCGCTTGCTGAAAGTAAATTGACATTGTAAGTTTCACTTAGTTTAGCACGCAGATTTATTTGCGATACCATAACTTTTGTTCCTTTGGAATCTGTCATAGTGAATATCGCCTTGGTAGACATTACGTCATTGATACAGTATTTTACAACCATGATCAATGTTTCTTTGTCTATTATCCTCTCATAATGAGGATGAGGCATTTCTTCAACATTTTCCCAATCCATTCCAAACTGTGTCCACTTCAAGGATGTACGCTTAGCGTTACTATCCCAGTGATTCAGTTTAAATATATCAACACATCTAATGGAAAGTTTGAATTCTGGATAATCAAGAAACTCATTTCTGTCTGACTTACCAATTACATACTGAGCATACTCATATAACCTATACGCAAGTGCTTCTGCATCTTCTAAAGGATCAAGAAACTCTTTGGTGTTTGCCAAAACAAACTCAGTAATCTGGGCATCAAACGCAATATTATTGTAACCAAAATGCCAATCCTTGGCTTTCTTTGATTCAATAAGAAACTTGACAAAATCAACAGCATCATTTTGATACTTACTTATGACAAATACTTTTCTAGTTTTTCTGTCATAGGATTCAAATACAGCAACGAAACAATTGACAATGGTCTCATAGTCCATTACCCAGAATTCGCGATCTCTCATTACTTACTTTTTTTTGAACTCACACTTGCTTTTAAATCTGCTGATGATGCTAATGCGATGTCAAATGCTGACTTGATAGTATCAACAAATACTTTGCATTCGCAATTATGACCAAATGTAGATGCAAATACTATGATATCATTTGGATTTTCTAGATAATACTCATAGTATGCAGGTATAATAACTCGTTGCTCTTGCCAACCCTGTTCACCATTTGCTCTTTTTGTAGGTATAATGTCACCACGATCATTCAAGCGAGGCATCATCATTGGTTTGTCTTTTTTGTCTTTTGAAATAACCGCAAGAACTTTTTGTTCTGGATCAAATATTGCCTCATTGTAAGGACAATCAGGAGTTACAGGCATCATTCTGAATGACTCTTTATCATTCCATTTTGTTGCATAAATCATCATGTTTTTCATATACTTAAAAATTAAAAGGTTACAATTTAAACGTTTCTTTTTGCTTATCATACTTGTCACAAAGTTCTCCAACTTCCTGAAGCATCTTCACATCTACTAATAGTATCTCAGCATAATGTTTGAAATACTTTTTTGGAAATATAAATGATTCAATATAAACCCATTCTGGCGTATGAATACCATAATAGTCTGATAAGTGCCTCTTGGCGTTTTGCGAAAACTTTGAGTACTTGCCTTCAATGAACAAGTCATAATCATTTCCTACAGGATTCATGTCAAAGATATATGCTATTTTACCATCACATAATGGTACAACATAATCCAACATGGCATGTGTTGTCAATTTGTTTTTCTCAAAATTCAACCACTGATCTGTATCCTCTTTTTGATAAACGCAAACTAATTTACGCTCATTATCAGGGAACTCCTCTGGCCAATGCACATAAACTTGCACTGGCCTTGGGTCTTTAGTTCGCTTGAATCCTAGCAAAGGGTACAAAAAGGTATAAGATTTTTGAAAGTATTTTCTATACATTTCTTTTATCATAAAACCAATTCATTATTGTTAACGATAAACTTGTAAGGTAATTCAAAGTTCTTTGTTTCAAAGTGGTACTTAGCCTCATCAAGTAATTTGTCAGTTTCTTCTTCCCATTTGGAAAGTGTTTCGTCAGAGACTCTAATTGGAGCAATCTGCATAAATGGATCAACCACTAAGAATCTAAATGTAATCTTGTATCCAAAATACTTTGGCTGGGATGTATAAACATGCTCTACAAGTTTTTTATACATTGCTGCTTGAATCCAATAGTTATAGTATTCAATGCTGTCAGGAAACTGTGAAATTGTCTTGCTTGTTTTCTTCAAGTCATTCACACGTATTTCTTTATTGATATTATCAATAACCAGGTTGTCAATAAAACCTCTCAATCCAAAAGGACTTTCTGGATCTAATTTTGTCAATTCAATTTCATTGTGCTTTTCCAATTGAGAAAAGGAGTCTGAAAAATAACCCATAACATCCATTACTGATACTGTAGATGTAATTTTTTCTACTACAGCTTTACAGAAATCATAGACATCTTGGTCTATCACTGTTCGTCCTTCTGCTTTTTTAAGATACTCCCAGTAAGCAACATGTTTAGGTATAATCATTTTCTCTACACGCTGCCCATCTGTTTTAAGAGACTGATAAAGATTGACATCTTTAAGAACATCAAGTATTGCTTCTGCAAATTCTTCTAAGCTCTCACGAGTGTCACCTTCTCTTTTCAATTCTTTATAATGATTGAAGATTGTGTGTAATACACTTCTTGGATTATCACTTGGTAAATCCTGTACACTGACAACAAACTGATTTTCAAAGTCTTCTGGCTTTAATAATAAGCAATGTATCAATGAACCTTCCATCATGTTTTTGTCTATAACATCTTCTTTTT